AACTCGTTGGCAGGCCACTGGACCTCTAACTGGTCCGTGGAGATCTTCAGCCGGCCCGAACCATAAACGCCTGTTTTGGCCCCCGGCGTAAGCCAGTTTGCTACCGTCTGCAGACCTTGTTGCCAGATGCTCTGATCCCACAGGCTGACATCCCACTGGGCGCCGGCAACGCCGCTGAAGGTCACTGTAGCCATCAACTGCGGCACCTCGAAGTCTACGGCCATGCCGACAGCATAGCTGATGGGGCCGTTGGTCCTGATAAAAGGCCGGAACATTGTCCAGTCTTTGTTAGCAGGACTCTTGAAGTTCATGTAAGCCGTTTGCGCTTCCGCAACAATCCCCGCGCCATAATCGCTGCGGCCGGTCCAAGCTTTGGCAACCTGCGTCGCGTCGGCGAAGTACAGCTGCCCTCCAAAGACAGCAATATCGCTGGCGTTCCAGCCAGTGAAGCGACACCACGACTTCGTTGTAGTGTTCATCACGAACTGCATCGCCGCAGATGCCCCCGCATTCGTAGGGATATTTACGATGAAAGCGCTCACCTGCGGGTAGATGATAGCGTTCCAGCCGGCGTTGGCACCGTAGTTGGTGGCTGCGTCTAGGAAGGCCCCCTCAATCTTGTTGGTCAGCGCAAGCTTCGCGGGCGCGTCCGAGGAGAGCGCGCGGCTCAGCGGGAATGCTCCGTACTGTGTAAGCAGTACCAGTTCCCCGCCGTACTTAACGAAGCAGCGCCGACCGATAGGCTTACCTACGAAGTAGACCCCCACCAGCGACCAGTTGGCTGGGTCGGCTGGGTTCGTGCCGGTGAAGACTACTACCTCGCCTTGACTGGTAACGAAGCAGGCATAGTCGTCTGGTCCGCTGCCGCCGTCTCGCGTCCAAGTGCCCATCGCCATCGTGAAGCCGCCGCGGTTGCATAGGCCGCCCAGCTGGAACTCTGTTGCAGCTCCACCGATGCTGTCTGCACTCAGATACCAAAAATTGAGCTTGTTGATCTCCAGCATGAACAGACGGCGCTTGTACACGTTGGCGCTGACCAGTGCAGTCGTAGTCACGCCGGTAATCGCGGGGGTGCTGGCTCCGTCAACAGCGGTCCAAGTCGTTCCGTCGTAGAACGCCGGCTTGTCCACGCCATTCCACAGCGTTAGATAGTTCCCCGCGCTAGTACTCATCATGCAAGGGACATGATAGCCGCTGGTCCGCGCCAACACCGAAGCGCCAACCGCCCCAGCACTGCTCGCATCGAAGATACCAGCATCCGTGATAGCGAACATCTTCTCGCTGGTAGTCCGCCCCGCCCAGACAGCAAGGGTCTTCGGCCGCGCGGCGAAGCCAGTCACAAAGCTGGAGGCCCCACCTCTGATCACGCAGTCGGCTATGCGCGGAAACCAGTTGTCGAGAATAAGCGCGTCCAGCGGCGCCATCTGCGCCTCGGGGTCTCGCTTGTTCCAGCCACCCACCGGCGAGGCAATGGTCTGAGTAGCGGCTTGAGCCTGCCCGCCGCCAAGAGCGACAGGACCCTGCCGACCTGCACCCAGTCGTGCTACTCGTCTCATGGCAGTGGCCAACTCCCAGGCACTACGGTAATCCGCGGACCAACCTCCTCGCGGTAGTTGCTCTGATCCAGCACCTTGCCAGGCTGGCGGCTGCGACTCAGCGCGTCCACGATCATGGCTTCAGCGTTCTCGAAGTCCTGTGCGTAAGGCATGCCCTTGACCTCTTTCCAGCGCCATTTCAGGTCTGCCAACACGATGTCCTCCGGCAGCCTGATAACATCTGTGTCTGCTTGGAAACGGCGGAGACCAACGCCAGCCGCGGTCTCCCCCCAGTTAGCCGTAACGTACTCGAAGGACCAAGTAAAGCCCGCTGTAGGCACTGGGTTAACCAAGAACTTGCCCTCACGCAGCCGGAACTGATACAGCGGCCCGTTGATCTGCCAGGCCTTGAGCGCAGCCCAGTCCTGCGCATCAATGACGCCGGTCAGCCGAATCTTGTTGGTCCGATCCCACAGCGTGTAGGGCAGCATGTAGCGTGGAAACTCGCTGCAGAGTGTCGTCAGCAGCCCCTGCGACTCGGTATTGACAGTCTGGAAGGTCTGCTCCTTCACCAGCTCGTTCCACTGCCCGCGACTCGACAGCAGTTGGCAGCTCTCCTCCAGAATCTCACGCCACTGAATAGTGCTGGCGTCCCCGTTGCCGAGGATGGAGGCAGGCACCGGCTGGCCAAGCTTGCCAGCTGTCCGTTGAATCACTTGCAGTGGTGTGAGCATTTAGGCAGCAACTCCCACGCCCGCTTGGGTTTTGAGCTGCAGTTCGAGAGCGCGGATCTTCTCGGTCTGCGCAGCGACGATGCCCTCGAGATGGCTGACCTTCGCGCGGAGACCGGCATTCTCTGAGACCACCCCGCCGGTGTCCTTGACGGCTTTCAGCCAGCTCTCGGCCTTTTGCTTCAGCTCCTGCCCGCCCATGCCGACGCGGTGGAGCGCTTCGCCGTTCATGGCAGCCAAGTCCTCCACTGTCCTGACGTTGGCGGCAAGGCACATCTTCAGCTGGCTCGGGCCGAGCAGTGGCCAGCCCTTCAGCGGCGTGCCGGTCGCGGGAATCTCCTCGCCACGCTTCCAAGCCGCGTAGGCGTTGAGATACATCACTTCCCACTCCGGCTTCATCCGCCCATCGCGTACAGCCGTCTTCATGTTCGCCTGCCAGTCGTCGATCTTCTTGACGACTTCATCCTTGCTGCCGGCAGGCGTGATAATGACGTGCTCTACGTCCTTGGTAGTGTAGAAGCCGTTTTTGATGCTGGCGTCGCGGTCTTCAACAGGAATGCTCTCGAAGCGCACGTAAGCTGGCCTTTCCGTTTGTTCCTTGATATCCACTGGCGACTCTCCTTTTGGTTGTGCTCCTAGCACCAAAGCCCCGCGAACGGGGCTGTTGGCTTGATGCAGCTGCGGTTAGGTAATCGCGCCTTGGACGAACGGCGATTCGATCTGGCCGATGCTGTAGCCGGTGAAGGTCGCTGTCACAGTGACAGTGCCAGTCGCCGTGGCCAACTTGTCGATCGTGCCGACTGCCGAACCCATGTAGACGGTCTTGCCGTCGGGGTCCAGCTGCGCTACCACGGTCGAGCCGGGAATGCCAGTGCCCGACAGCGCTGCGCCGAGGAAGAACCCGTCATAGCCGCCAGGGCAGACCAGTACGCTCGACCCGTTCAGGGTCTGCACGTTGCTGATTGCCTTGGTCGCCGTCTGCGAGGCGAGCTGGTTGTAGCCGAGAATCTGCTTGCCGGCCGTGTTGGCGCCGATGGTGCCAGCGCCCGTGAGACCGACTGGCGTAGCCGCCGCAACCGTCGCGGTGCTCTTGACCACGCAGATACCCGCCTTCTGGAACCAGCCGAAGGCGCCGCTCGCAAACTCGTTCACCGCCACGAGGCAAGGCGCACCGGTGTTAGCCGTGTTCGGCGTCTTGTCGTAGTTGTGGAACGTCGCTCCCGGCGTCACGAGGTTGCCCACGTTCAGCGCGTTGGCCGCCTTGCCGTAGACGAACTCGCCATAGCCCCAGAAGGGGTCCACGGCATCGAACTTCGTGCCGAGCGGATGCTTCTGCGTGGTGGACGGAACTGCCCACTGCGCGATCGGCTGAAAGGCCGCTACTGAGTGAATCGGTGCAAATCTCACTGCTCTTCTCCTTAGCCCCCGGTGGCTACTGTTTTAGCTTGCTGGCCTAAACCCCACGGTACGGGGAGGGGATATGCCTGCGCCAGCAGGCTGGAATTGTTGGGACCGATAACCGAATGGAAACCAGTCCCAGTATTGCTCAGGCCTTCAGGACCCCCTGCAGGAAGCGATTGGTGACGGTCCAGTTGCCCATCCAGATGATCGGCACGACTGCGCCGTCTTGGTTGAGCGGACGCAGTTCCTCGACGATCTCGAGGTCAGCATCTTGGTGGACCACCAGCTCCAGGTACTCCGTGTTCAGGAAGTACATGTGAGCCGCGGGGATGCCGCTGCCGCCGTCGAAGATGACATCGGCGGTCTTGTACTTCATGCTCGTGAAGCCGGCGGTTCCCTGGTTCTCGTTCTGATAGCGCTTCAGGGAGGTCTGCGACAGCTCGAAGAACGTGAAGTAGTCGTTGCTGGCGACGATCAGATCCGGCTTGTCGTCTCCGCGGGTCAGCGCCAGCCACAGCGGCAGCATCAGCGATTCGATGGTGGTCGCCGAAGGCGTGATCGCGCCGCCACCCTGCAGAGGTGCCGCAGCCGACTGGACCTGATTGGCCCAAAAGCCGAACGTGCCGGCGTTGATGCCGCCGACTGTACCAGTCCCTGCATCCGCCACCAGCGCCTGCAGACCGTTGACTTGGTTCGACAGGGTGCCGTCGGAGTAGCTGTCCACGCTAAAGTTGTTTTTGAAGGTGCGGATGGCGTTCTTCATCCGCGACTTCGCGAGGTTGATGATGCGGCTTTCCCCGCTGTTGATGCGCAGATCGCGACCAGAGCTGACGACGCTCATGGCAATTTGGCGCCACTGGAACTCCGCGGCGCTCAGCACGTCGCTGGCGCTGATGTTCAGCACGTCCCAGTCGCTGTAGCGCTGGTAGGTGCCGTTCTGCGCGTAGTCGAGCGGCGCGGCGATGGTCAGACCGCCGTCCTCCTTGCGATACTGCCCCTTGTCGTAGATGCGGCGAAGCAGGGCGTTGTTCTTGCTGACGTTGTCCACGATCTGCTTGCGGTGCTTACGGAAGGTCGTGGATACCAGTTCCGTAAACGTACTGTTGGGCGAGGGCAAGTGCCTTCTCCTTGGTTAGTTATTCCTGACGGTTTTGGATGTTCCTGAATGTTGACCGCAGGGTGTCGTCCATGCTGCCGAGGAGGTCGGGTGAAGCCCTATGTCTCTCGTCACCTTTGACGGTGGTTCCCTTTGCTTTGAGTGCAGCCGCCGCTTTCTCGTCCGCCTCCTTTTTGGCCTTGGCTTCCGCCTCGGTCTGGAGCCGCGCTTGCTCCTTTGCGCGGGTAACGGGGTTGGCCCACACAGCGCTCTCATATGCAGCCTTCAGGCTGATATTGGGGTCCTGCATGAGGAGAGCGACTTCCCTGGCAACTTCCTTGAAGTAAAGGTGCGCAGGGTCGGCCTCGAAGGCGGCGATTTCCTTGTCCACATCCGCTTTGACAGCGGCGTAGGTGGCGTCTCGCTCGGCCTTCCGGTCGTTTTCCAGTCTGTCGATCCGCTCGCGATTGGCCTTCTCGGCTGCAGTCTCCTGCGGGGCATTGACCTGCCCCTGCCAAGACGCCGATAGCTTCTGCGGGTCGATCTTGTAGCTGCGAGCCAGCGTAGCGAAGAACTGTGCTCGCTGGTCGTCGTTTGCAGTGCTCAACATGTAGTGCGCGTTGAGCAGGTAGCGTGTGGCGCTGGCGTGATCCTTGATCCCTTGGGCATCCAGCATCGGCTGGTAGTCCGCGAAGACCTTGGCCATTCCCCGGCCGTATTCGGAGGCTTGGGCATGCGACTTGATTCCGCTCTCGTACTCCGTTTCGCGCTGTTCCCAGTACTCCTGCACCTTCGGGTCCACCTTGTCCCAGAAGGGGTGCATTTCCTGCTTCCAGCTCTTCGGCACACCGCGCTTGGGATTCGCCAAGGCGAGGATCTCGTCGTCCGTCTTGCCAGTGAAATCCACCTTCTCGGTGGCTAGCTTGGCACGAGCGGCGGCAATCTTGCCTGCCCGTTCCTCAGCCAGCTTCTTCTGATCCGGCGGCGCGGACGCTGAGTCCTTTTTCACCGGAGGAGTCGCGGAACCGGCGTCGTCCGCTGTCTTCGTTTTGTCGTCTGAGTCGGACGTAAGACCCAGGTCCGCGCCTAATTGGTCACTGACAGCGTCGATGTCGATTGTGCTAGTGTCGCCTCCGCCCCCGCCGGTGTCGCCGGTGTCCTGCGCTTCGTCGAGGTATCCACGGTAGGCCAGAATGCTGAAGTTCATTGTCCGACTCCTTTTGTCATGTCAGGGGTAGTACGGGTGAACTCGGCCGAAGCGCCCGCGTGCAGCTCCTGCTCGAGTTTTTCAACCTTGCGAGTGCCCGCGGTGGCGAAGAACTCGTCCACGCAAGCATCTACACTCTTGTCCAGTGCGGCATCTTCCGCCGCTCGTCGCTTTGCCATGTCCTGCTTGATGCCAGGATCGTACTCCACGCAGCCATTGCGCTTCAGATCCTCTTGCCGTGCCCACTTGGTCGTAATGGGCCTGCCGTCGATAGGGCTGTCGTAGCAGATGTCGCGCTGCACAAAGCCCATCGGGGCACGCAGAAAGATCTTATCTGCTGTCTGATATTTGCACACTGGACACCAGATATGATTACAACCTTGTGGTACGACAGCCTCAGTCACGAGGTCGCAAATGCGGCATTTGAAGTCATGCAGTGGCATTAGAAGGCCTCCACCGTCGGCACAGTCTTATTGACCACAGCCGCGTCGATCGCGCTCTGCTCTGCCGCTACGATCAGCTGCCCCAGCTGCGCCTTCAGATAGTCGGCGATGTCGGAGTCCATCGGCTCCCGCCCGATGGCCGCAGCCACAAGATTCAGCGCTCGCACGTACTGCCGCTCGGTCAGTTCCACATTCACAGTAATCATGTCGTGGCTCCAGGCTTGGGCTTCGGCTTAGCCGCCTGCTGTGCTTTCTGTTGTGCCAGCTTCTGATCCCCCGCCTTGCGGTCCTGCTCCAGCTTCTGATCCCCTGCGCGCTGGGCTGCTTGCTGGTCAATGCTGGCACCAGCCTGCTGCAACGAGAGATCGAGCGCACCCTGCTGCGCGTTCTGCCGCAGCGTCTGTTCGCCTTGTTGCCGCTGCAGCTCCATTTCCTGCACCTTGGCTTGGTGCTTCATCTGCAGCTCGACCTTCTTCAGCCGCAGCTCCTCACGTTTCATCTCCAGTTCCATCGCCGCGAGTTCCTTCTCGTGGTCGAGCTTCTGCTGGCCTTGCTGCATCTTCTGTGCGTGTTCCTGCTGCTTCATCTGCATTTCCGCAGCTTGCTGCCCCGCGTTCGGGTCCTGCGGAGGCTTCATCTGCTTGATGTAGTCTTCAATCTCCGTGCCGAACCGATAGCGGCGAACGATGGCCAGCAGCATACTCTGGGCCACCTCGAAGGGCATTGCGCCGCTGATAACCAACGGGCCGACACCCTGCAGGAACTGGCTGACCGCAGCTAAGACCTCGCCCATCAGCTGCTTGTCTTCTGTCGCTTCGGGGTCGACAGTTGAATTCGTCTCCACGTCGATCCGGTAGGCACGTTGCGTGTCGTTTCGCAGCAGCGCCAGCACCTGCGCCCACTGTGGCTGCTGCAGAGCCTGCATCGCCTGTGGAACGACTGTGCTTAGCAGCTGCATGGTCTGCTGCGGCGGCATGCCAGGCTGAATCTGCCCTCGCGTAGCCAGCATCGACCGTGCGGCAGCAACCTGCCCTTGAGCCTGCTGTACCTGCGGCTGGGTCGTAAAGGGTAGCGCTGTCATCTGCGCCCAAGTCTGCTCCTGCTGGAACTTCTTAGCGGCAATCTCCAGCGTGATGCGCAGCATATCCCGCGCGTAGTTTGCAACGTCCTTCTGCAGCCGCTTAATCCGCAGCGTACCCCACTGGTTCTTCAGCTGCTGCGCGCCCAGCGTTTCCGACGCCTTTGACTGCCCGCGCATGATGTCGGCGATGCCAGTGATCTCGAAGATCACTTGCTTGCACTGCTCGCGGGCTTGGAAGAGTTGCTGCAGGACCACGATCAGCTTGTCGATCGGCATAAGCCAGATCGCACCTTCGAGGCCCTTCGTGTTGTTCAGCGCCGCGACGTTTTCCGCCGCCTTCATCTGCCCATCTTCCAGCTTCAGCACGCTCTCAATGTCGCCACCGAGGGTGCCATCGTAAGCGCCTCGAATCTTGATCGCCTCCGCGACCTTGTTGATCCGCACTGTCAGCCGGTTCAGCTCCCGCGCTTGGTTCTCGTACAGCGAGTACAGCGGTGTCGGCTCGAGATTGTTCGCCTTCCGCAGGAAGCGGAGGGGCTTCGGCATTGGAAAGAAGCCCGTCAGCTGCAGCGGATCATCGTCCTCCTTGAGGAAGTCCTCAGCATAGTTTGGACTGACGAAGACCACCCGCTTGGTGTCCTTGATCCAGAGTTCCCAGACCTTGGCAACCTTGCGCTGTTCGTTGGTCTTGCTATCTTCCTCCTGATCCGAGTCGTCGGCGCGGTCTTCCGAGCGCTGCTCGTCGTTGAAGGTTAGTTTAGCTGCAGCAGCCTTACCGAAGAGCTGCTCAGCCTCCTCGACAGTGACATCGTGTTCCTTGGCCACCCAAGGCACGCGGTTCCACTTCTTCGCGTAGCCGTGAATCCAACGATCCCACTTCAGGCTCTCGAAGCAGATGGTTTCGTACTTGATCGAGCGCGCGCCGAGTTCACCTTCCACACTCGCATCGTAGCGGACCCACGAAGCGCCCCTGCCTGGCAGCAGGGCATCCAGAATGGCATCGCCAAGGACATCATCGAAGTTCTGGTATTCCTCGCTGTTGGTGTCGACCAGAAACTCCAGTACGCGCTGACCGGCGGTCGCCGAGATCTTGCCCAGCGGGTCATCGTCCTTGAAGCGGCGCTGCACCACAGGACGCGGAGTGGCGTTATAGAGTGCCGGCTGGAGCGTCTCCGTGTTGCTGTAAAGGATGTTGAAGGGAATACTGTCCTTCTTCTTCCCATTGTAGATTTCCTGAACGCGCTTGCCTTCCTTGCGCCAGTCCTGCTCGCGCTTGCGCGCAGCGTCGATCTCGGTCAGCCAGTACTTGACCTTGTCCTTGGACTTCTGGGTTTTAATTTCTTCCGGCGTCACGAGGACCTCATAGCTTTACCCTGCAGGGCTTTACCCCGCAGGACATGCTTGTGGGCCAGCTTGGCATCATCGACGAAGGCTCCAGCGGGCGGCGTAAGAGTACTCTGTCCGCCGAACACGAGCGCAGCCGTTCCAGCCAGCGTCCCGATACCTGTTAAGGTCGAGCTACCTTCGGTGAAGATCAGGTCGGCTTGG